TATTTTACTCATTCTCAACTCCTATTAGTTTGTTATACATATGGGAATTTATACTACAATAGTCAATACTTGTCAAATCTTTTATTTATTTATTTTTTTTCTTTTGGGGTGGGCCCGCCCGAGAACAGGAATATGGTAGGTATTACCACCATCCCCAACCACCGTCCAAGTATAACGGATAATCCCAGAACTGTCAAGAAGTTTATTTACATTTAATTAAAATAAATATCTTTACATTTATATTAATATGGGATATTCTAATAGTATATATAACCAAAGGAGAAAAAAAACATGATGTACTTAATACTAAGAGAAATACATTACGAGGGAATCGACAATAGTTATGATATTGAAGATTACACAGAAGACCACGAAACAGCTCTTGAAAAATTGCAAGGGTATAGATTAATCAATAAAAGAAAAAATACTACATATTCTATTTTAAAATATGATAGTCCTTTATTATTAACTAAAGAGGTAGCGTGAGTATATTAGAAACAATTATAGTTTTTGAGATTTTGTATTTTATACAATACATGATCACAACCTAATTCCCCTTTGCATGTTGCGGAATTAAAAACTCAAACATGCTGGATATATAGTCTGTATCGGCCCTGGGAGATAACCATTGGGCCGGTGCTGATCCCTGGTCTATTAAGCCCGACGGGGCGTTAGTATAATTAATAGACCAGGGATCAGTAAAAAAATTAAAATGATAGAGAGCGAGCGAGCCAGCGAGCGAGCGGGTGGGCCCGCCCGTAAACAGGAATATGTAGTTGTCAAGAAAAAAAAACTATTGACTTATTTAATTATGGGATTATATAGTACTTAACAAAGGAGCGAGAAATGAAAGTAAAAGAAGCAAAACAAATCACCGGTTCACTAACAAGAACCTCAAAAATGCCTGGCCTAAGTTACAGCTTGCCAGCGTGGGAATGCAAAACGGGCGCGAAGCTCCGGAATATTCCAGGCAGCGTCTGCGCGGGCTGTTATGCCCTGAAGGGTAACTATACAAGATACCCGGCAATTAAAGCTGCGCAATATGTAAGACTCGAAGCGTTGAAGGACCAGCGCTGGATCGCTGCGATGGTAGCGCAAATCATCAGGCAAAAATATTTTAGATGGCATGACGCCGGAGATATACAGGACGCTGTCCACCTTCAAAAGATATTCAGGGTCTGCGAGCTAACACCGGAAACCAAGCATTGGATCCCAACGCGCGAGGCGCAATTCTTAAAAGATATTGACCCGGACACAGTCCCAAAGAATTTAATAATTAGAATGTCTTCTCACATGGTAGACCAGGGGCCAGTTAAATTTTGGCCTTGGACGTCAACCGTGACAAGCGGGCAGGATGCATCCTGCCCGGCTCCTACTCAGGGCGGCCAGTGCAAAGATTGCCGGGCTTGCTGGGATAGGTCGACAGCTAACGTCTGTTATGGTAAACACTAAAAATGGATTGGAAGCACCCCACATATTACAAGGCCCTGGAGAAGCAGCGGAAAGAATTTGAAGCGAGCGAGCGAGCGCAAGCCGACAAGCGAGAGCGCGAGCGAGCCAGCAAGCGGAAGGTCACGAGCGGTTCGCGAGCAAGCAAGAAATAATATGGCCCCAATCGTCTTGGGCCACAGGCGGGACTTCTCGATGGTCCTCAAGCAGACCGAGGATCGAGGCTGATCCATAAAGTTTTACGGATCGGGGAGAGCCCTTTGGGCTTTGTCCAACTAATATAAAATTACGTTTTGTCATGGTAGAATGAAACAGTATTTGGTGGGGTGAAAAGTGTATTTTATTGTCGTGCACAAGCTTGAGCTCAACCATAAAAAAACCACAAGAATCGTGATATCCCAACAGATCCGGGGTACCAAATGATGACCAAGACTCTAATCTTGTCCACTTAATTTCAGGTGTATTTTTCTTTAATAACTTCCAAAGATCAGACTCTTTTTTCATCGTTCACACCGTTGTTTAGAAGCATTCTCATGTACATTGACTTGTACGTCAAGTTACGTTATAAGTCAAGTTATGGGAGTACCAGCCAAATTAACAGAACGACAAATAAAGTTTGCAGAGTTATTAGTATACAATGAAGGACGTATGTCACCAGCGGAATGTGCCAAAGAAGCAGGCTATAAAACCCGTCCCAGACAAGCTGCATCAGAGCTGCGAAATCCAAAAATATCTCCATTAGTAGTTAGATACATAGGTGAACTTAGAGCTGAAGTACAGGAGAAATACGGAATATCATTTGAAAGACACATCACTGAACTTGCAAAAATTAGAGATGACGCCAGAGCAAAAGGTGCTTGGTCAGCTGCAACTAATGCTGAAGTAGCACGTGGTAAAGCAGGTGGATTATATGTAGATCAAAAATTAATTATGACAGGTAATATAGATAATTTATCTGAACAAGAATTAGAATCTAAAATGAAAGATATTTTAAAAGATCACAAAGATATTATAGAAGGTACAGCAGTAGACATACACACAGAAGAATCTGAGATACCAGAAAATATAAAAAAATTAAATTAAATTTTTTTTCGTGAAATAGTAGAGCCAGACTTAACTCCTTGAGGGTCGGGTCCTTTGACTGGTGGAATTTCTTTCCATTTAACGTTAGGCATATTTTTAACCAACGTAGGATTAAAAATCCTATCAAAGTTTTGTTTGTACTTTGCATCACTTGGTCTAGATCTTCCGTCGTATGGAAACTTCTTAGACTTCATTTTTTCTTAGCTGTTTTTGCTGCTCTTTTAAAGTTAGCTGCAGTAGGTGCACCTTTACTTCCAGGTTTTCTCATTTTTTCTTTACTGCCCGCCTTGATACGCTTGCGTTTAGCGTGAATGTTCGCATATAAACCACGTTTAGCCATGTGCTCGTCCTCCTTTTTTATAGCCCATTGCTTTTGCTACTTTAGGGGCTTTCTTTTTTAATGCTCTTAAACCTTTTCCTTTTTTACCCGCAGGTATTTTTTTCTTGTTCATATATTTATTTTTTCCATTTTAATTATACACCCTCTTGGGAATACATTTCTATCAGAGAATAATTCTTCATTCTCTTCATAACTAGCAAAAGTTCTAACATTTTTTTTATCTTTGTTAAACAAATAAGCCTGTGTAATCATAACACTTGGTTTAAATTTTGTAAACTCTTCTGTTGTTGCGTGCCCGCTGTCACCCGTGATGTCAACCCAAGTAATAGAATAAAAATAATATTTTTTATTCTTAATTACAACATGTCTATACTTAGATTTTTTTAGAGATTTTGGCATACGGATTTTTTACTATAAGAGAAATATTTAGGCAAATTTTTTATTTTTGAAAACAAAAAAATCCCCGCGCGCAGAGTACATAGAATTGGCGTAAAACAGTATGTTGTGCCATGGTGTGCCACTGGAAATAGACCCTCTGGCACAGCTATTAATCAATAATAGCAACACTAATAAGTCAAAAACACCCTTTGTGCCACTGTGCCACCGACTTTTTTTTAATAGAAAAAAAAACTTATACCCCCAAGATTCTACTTATGTCTGGCACAGACCAAAAAACCGCATAAAATTGCAGTTGTCTTGTTATTGCCACAATTACTTTAGAATGGTTCTAAGTTCATATCAACCCTGCTGCTTTCCGTGCACGTACTCACAGCAGAGCAAACTCCAGGTTGCTACCTTGCGGTCATCGCTAACGTCCAGGGAAATGCCATTGGCAAGATTTGTACGCCCTTGAGCTTTCATCAGATTGTGTTATAGGATATTCTAGGATAATGTCAAGTGTTTAATGGGGCTTCCACTCTCGCTTCCACCCCTATCCCTGGGGATAACTTAACTCTGTCTAAAGGTTTTAGATCTAAACCTATTAATATTTTCACTCTTTAAAACCATTCGTGTTGGTTCTGGATGGCCAATAATATTGTTTTCTTGTATTTCAATTCTTCTTATTTCTTCTAATGCACCACTTTCTGTTTCGATATAGATATGACAATTAGATATAGCTGTACCTTTTTTATCTTCTGTAAATTTGCCAAGGTACTGTTGCAAATCTCTTACACGCATACTCATTAGTTCCATTCTCCTATTAATTTGTGCCAGTGTGTATCAAATGTGTCTTGAAGTTTATAATTATCTTTGTACCAAGATTTTTTCATTAAATGAGAAGACCAAGCATGATAACCTTGCATTTCTACATCTACTTCATAACCATTTTTCTTATAACCCATGAAATCTGGATATAATGTTATAGTCATATTTTTTTTATTTGTTTTTACAATTTCTTTCATTTAACGTTCTCCCTTTGTTTTATTTAAATGTTCATTGTATGGATCAGGTTTAGATACCTGCATACTCTGTATTGTTTTTGCATATTCTTTAACTAAAGAATACCATTTATCTGTCCAGATTTGTTTCATCCCTGGACTCGGCGCATTTTTTACTGCTCTCGCTAGACTGTCTAGCTTGGTCATTTTTTCTTTTATGTTCATAATATTCACTTACCTTTCCCAACCATTTATGTTGATATTCTTTAAACTCATTACCTTCAACTACAAACTCTTGATAGTAATTATCTTTACTACACATCATAATCACACCTTTGGTTATTTCTGTTTTGTGCATATAGTTATGGGCCATAGCATAAGCCGCTAGTTGAAGTTTATAATCTGTTATCCATTCTGGTTTTTTAGGTTTATTAGTTTGTTTAAAATCTATAATAGCATCTTGACCTTTGTGAATCCCAACCATATCTGTTTGTCCTGCGTATAGTCCAGGATAGAAAAGAGTACACTCAATACCATAATACTCTGAAACATTACATAGACCTTGCTCTATCACTCTAACAGCCATGTTATGTGCGTTGAGTCCTACTTGTGTTAGATCTAAATAACCTTGTTCGCCTACATATTTTTCTAATATTTTGTGCATTGCAGTCCCACGGGCTGCTGCCTCATCAACGATCCGCGTCGCGCTGGCCTCGCCAATCCGATCACGCCACGCTTGCAGACTCTTAGCCTTCTCTGGATCTTGTGTAGCTGATAATATAGTCGTAACACTCGGTAGTTTTTCTTTACCGGTATCATAATGGCGTTTACCATCAATCGCTTCGCGTACCGTCTTCGGGTATATAAAACAGTTATTGTGTTTCATCTTTTAACTCCTTTTCAAATATGTCAAAAAAATTTAATTGTTTGACCGCTTGTTCTTTATGTTTATGATATAATTCTTTAGCGCCCTCATACTCACCCATCTTACCATGAAACCAAAGTGTTTGGTTTACTATTTCATAGACAGCATCTGGATCTGAGGATTGTCCGGCGGATCCTCTAGAGTTTCCTTTCAATGTTTCCCATTTTAAATTTGTTATTTTATAATCACAACGATTACCATTGATATGATCTACTATTGTTTTGTTTGGATCATCATTAGGTACAAAAGCAAACGCTACTAATCGATGTAAAAGAAATTCATGTTCTTTATAAACTTCTCTAATATTTTTTTTAGCAGCATTTCTAAAATCTTGCATTTCTCTTTTTTTACTAGCGTCATGAAGTTTACAATAAACATATCCAGACGAAGCTTTACTTTTAGCAATACTTCCAGTGATTATTCTATTTTTTGAACCTTTAGTATTATAAATAAAAGGCCAAGATAGATCTAAATATTTAGCATTAACAAGTTCTTTGTTTTTACATTTACTAAAAAAATGTGGTCCACCTGTTCTAAACATAAAATATTGATTAGGTGCAATTTGATGGGTAGTTATAACTGTAGAGATATCTACTGCTTCTTTAGGATTTAAATTTTTTAGAATCTTTTCTTCTTCATCATCAGTCATTATAACTTTTTAGATATTTCTTCTAACTCCATTACTTGGACATACTCATTGAGTCTATCTATTTCTCTCTCTGCTGTAAGTAACTGAGATTTAACCATAGTTAGATTTTCAATGAGTTCTTGCTTATCTAAAGATTCATAATGATCAACTCTTTTTTTAAGATCATCTATTCTTCTTTCTAGATCTGCGGGTCCTCTGTCGTCCATTATATTTTGTAAAAGCTGTAGTGAATAGTTAACTCTTCACCTGCTTTAATATCCTTACGTGTTATAAGATTCCATTCAGTCTTTGCACCATCGGGTCTAGATTTTATCTTTTCACAATTAGGACCAGAAAGTTCTTTCTTCTCATCCATATTGTTATAGACAAGCGGCTCATGATTAATAAATCCACCAAGTGGTGTTCTTATTAATTCAACCGGACTCATCTTATCTTTTTCTATTTGATAATGACAAATACCTAGATCAGTTCCTTTAGGTATATCTGTTGATGCAAATAAACCTTGACCATCTATTAAACTTTCTTCAATAAATAGATCATAAGGTAAAGGTCTATAATTTTTCTTTTCGTGTTCTCTTCCTCTATTCTCACTTATAACTTCAAAGTGTTCGTCTTTTAGTTCAGTCATTTAACTCTCCTTGGTTATCACACTTATTACAATCAGCTATCAACTCTTCTCTACCTTCTTCAATAAGAGCTCTAACATAGCCATTGCCCTTACATTGTGGGCAAATAGTTTTACGCTTTTCCGTTTTTGTATCCATGTTTCTTACCTTCTTTTTTCGCTAGACTTTCAATTGTTTTACTTACAGTTAAATCTGCGTCTGTAATTTTTCCGTCTCCAAGATATTTTAGTATTTTATAAGTCGATACGGATACACTAACCGACTTAAACTTTGCAGGATCTGCCATTGTTTTCTCACTTTCATTATATTTATTTGTATTAATATATGGGAAACTACAACAATAAATCAAGTGTTGCAAGAAAATATTTTTTAGTGTATTCTGGTGATCTCTTCTCACACCTTTTGTTTGCCGTGAGCTTTCTAAGCTCCGGCAGACAATTTAGAATGATTCTTAAGTAACTATTTTATCTTCATCCTTTGCAGGAATACAAGTAAATTTAGGATACAACTGATTGTTGTTTATTTCTTCTTTAGTAAAATTACCTTCTGCATATATGATTTCATAAGATTCAGTTAAGCCTGCACGTATGCAATCGTGATGATCAGGAAATAGTTTTGGATAATCTTTGTTGGTGTAGCACTCTCCGCTCATTGCAGAGCAGATAAAAACTGTTAGTAAAAATTTCATATTTAACCTTGACCTTTATAGCGCGTTTGTTTCTTTTGACGCTTCTCTCCCTTATTGAGATTTTTTTTATGTTGCCGAGGCCCTCTTTTTTTAGGCTTATCTCTTGGTATAAAATGTGTAAATTTAATCTTTGCCATGAGCTGTGAGATCTGTGTGTCTATCAACTTTAATATATTTGATAACACCATTTACTTTTTGTTCAAGATCTTCTCCACAACTTATACAACGATAAAAAGTACCATCAATACCAACTAACAATGTAGTTAACTTACACGCATCACATTCACCGGTAACAACTTCAGTCTTGAATGGAAATGGGTTTTTTGATTTTTTTACGGTCATACTTTTTTTTATCAGGTACAATCTTTTGTGTAAAGGTTTTTAAAGTCTTGGCAATTGGGTTTTTTTTACTGACACGATAAACATTCATCACTATCATTATCTAATTCTGCTAAAGCTTCTTCTTTGCAGTCTTGACTACAAAACATAT